ACTGGCTTCCATTCGTTATAACCAATGACTTCTTTTAAAGCCCAGTATGCATGGATGCCACGTCCTGAATTAACAATGATTGGCTTACCAAAACCTAGGTTCTTACAAAAGTCTCTAAGCCCAATTAATGCATGTGCTTGATCTGCATACGGCTTTCCTTCTCCACAATCTAAATCCAACCAAAATGATTTGAACCATTTAGCGTTCTTTGCTGTACGCCCCTCGTCAGTTTCAAACTTAGCGCATCCGTAATATGCGTCAAATCCATCTTCAACTAATTCATCTATGAGGCCATCTACTTCATCTAGCGTACCTACAAATTGTTGCTTAGGGGTTCCCTTTTTAAGTCCTGTCACACAATACAAACCGTTGTCGGCCAATACTGTAGAGAGGAAGAGATTCCTTGAGGTCATACGCTCACATTCTAAAAACAACTTGTTGTTCGGAGGCTTACGCCAACTCTTTTATGTATTTCTCTATTGCAGAATGCAATACTAGGTTGGGCATACTACGCCCACAAAACCATGCATATACTGCCTGTCTTGATACTCCAAAATGCTGTGCTACTTCTACTACAGGTACGTCCGCTCGAATGCATGCGGCGCCTAACTCGACACCAATTAAATGTTTCGGGGCTTTCCTGTTTGCCTTAACTAGGTTAACGGTATATCCACGCATTATTCTTATAGGGGGCGCAAGGCCCCCCACCTTTCTTATTTAGCCCAGTCATCCAAAATAGCGCTTACATCTTTAGGCGCTGCTGCTTTTTCCTTTTCACGCTTGACCGGCTCTTTAACTGCGGGAGCTTTTTCAGGTGTGACGTCAGACTGCACAGCTGGTTCTGGAGCGGCTAATTTAGCACCGTCGAGTTCGGCAGGTGTTGCACCGATAGCACGTTGGGCTTCTTTGGATTTACCAGCTTCAGAAACCATAACAATTTCTTCTTCGCTTAGTGGGCGAGTAGCTTTGAAATGTAGCTTAGGTGAAGAGCTTGCTGTATCAAAACGCATCTCAGTCACAACGTGGGTTACACCAAGGCTATGGCTACCTAAGAACTCTGCGTATGGTTTGATACCAAGCTTGCCATTCTCTGAACCCCATAAAGAGTTAGATGGAAGCGTCAACTGGTATACAGCACCTGTCGGGTCATTCTCAAGCAATACCGCAAGGCGACGGCTGTACTTACAAGCACGACTATTACCTTGACCAGAGCCAGCGATATTTTGTGGGCAGTCTAAGCAACGGCTAGCTTGTGGGTTCTCTGCCTTAGCATCTGGAGTCTTGCCGTCGTTAGACCAGCAATCTGGCGCTGTAACAGCTTGGCCTTCAACAAAAGCTTTACCGTAGAAAGTACGAGAATCGTTTGCTGCAGCTGCCGCAATAATAATTGGCATTGCACGATCTTCGTTCTGCGCAACTTCTTTACCATCAACAATCATACGGAAAACACCCGCCTTGATTGAGATACGCTTCATTGTGGAACCAGCAGCTTTAGTAGATTTGTTTCCTGCTAATGCGCGAGTCGCCTCGTCAGCCCCTAAGTTTTTAAGGTGGGCTGGAATACCGTTTTTAAATAGTGCTAAATCACTCATTGTTTACTTCTCCTTTTTTTAATTAAGATGCTCTTGTTACTGTTACTGCGTACCTACTATCCAGATTTAATCCTGCGGGATGTACCTCTGGGTTCTCCTCAAGAAACTGTTGCATGGCCTTGTTTGAAATTCTTTGGTGTAACAAGTGAAATGCATCATGCTCCTTAATTACGTCATATAGCGATTGCCAATCACTAGTCCAATAATTCTTTGATACTCGGCGAGCTACTCGACCAACACCGGGGACAGAGATGTTACCACCAGCTGCTTCACAATGTGTCAAAAGTTCTCCTTGCACCATATCCAACTGTTCTTCTAAAGCTTTAATTTCGGCCTTGTGTTCTTTCTCTTTTTCTGCTATGGCATCACGTATTTTGATATATGCCTTGATTAATTTATCTGTGGTAAATTGTTCCATAAGCTCCTCTCTTTCTATAGGCTATTGTACGCCCTTGGTTAACAATGTCAAGCTCTTTTTAACTAAGTAGTTCCCCGTATAAGTCCGTAATTTTTGTATGTACATCGACCTTTTCCTGCAACATCCTGTAAATCTTTTTTTCTACGGGACTACCTTGCAAGTGAAATACTGTGGTCTTATTCTTCTGGCCCGCCCTGTGTACACGAGCGTTTGCTTGTAGGTAGGTCTCTACAGACATTACTGGGCTCCAATAGACGATTGTGTCTGCTGCATGCAGGGTCACGCCATGGCTAGCTGCTTGTGGTTGGATAACTAAAATCCGTGGGTCTGGAGTTTCTTGAAATTTCTTGAAAATATCTGTACGTTTACCTACGGGTACCCCACCATGTATCAGGTCTACCGTATAGTGCTTTCTTAAATCCTCAGCCACAATCTCAATCGCATGGCGGTAGGGCACAAAAATTAATACTTTATGACTAGCCTCGTCAATAACTTCTTTCAATACATTCAAGCGGTTACCCGCATCAAACTCAATAATCTCGCCAGTATCTGAATAGACTGCGCCCCCAGAAAGCTGGAGTAATTTGTTCAAGTTTGCAGCTGCGTTAATAGTGGTGATTTGTTCTCCCCCTGCCTCGACTAGCATCTCCCGGCGAATGAGATCGTAGTATTTTTGCTGCTGTGCAGTAAGTGGTACATCCCTGGTAACGTAGGTCATGTCTGGTAAATCTAAGCACTGATCCTTGGTAAATCGTATTGCAGGTTGCAATGCAGTATGAACAACGGTTTCCGCGTTGGGCTTAACGACCCACCTAAATTGAGACACTTTGTGCATAACTAGATCTCGAAAAGCTCCGCCAAATTTAGGAACTCCTGCCGGGTTAACTAGCTTTGCTAAACCATATGCATCTACAGGCGATTGCGAAGCCGGAGTACCCGTTAGCATCCACAACCAAGTAGTGGGTTTTATAACACTGTTCAAAACTTTCCAGCGCCTTGTCTGTGGGTTCTTGTATGCGTTGGCCTCATCGACCACAATCAAATCAAACCCAGCTTTAGCAACGTCGTCCGCTACGATCTCAACTCCATCAAAGTTAATGATGACAAACTCAGCATCGCTATTGATAATTTCTTTACGCTTGTCCCGGTGTCCGTACGCCACATCTACCTTGCGGTGCATAGCAAACTTAAATAGGTCCGCTCTCCAAGCCGATTCCATAATAGATAGGGGGCAGATAACAAGAATTCTTTTAATAATCCCTTGCTTCATTAAGTAGTCTGCGGCCCAGATAACGCTGCCTGTTTTGCCAGTACCTTGCTCGTTAAAACAAAAAGCTTTCTTATGCATCGTCAGAAACGAAGAGGTAGTTTTTTGGTGGTCAAATGGTTTGTATAAACCTTTCCAGTCGTACTGTTCTAAGATAGGGGATGGCACGTCACGTACCCCAAGGTTTTTTAAAACCCTAGCTTCTTCTAGCCCCCAGTGAACTAGCACTTCATAATGATCCTCGTGTTCAGTGACTACCCGGCTTTTGGGTATGACGTTTGTAATACGTTCGGCGTCACGAACCTTCAACAGTAGTGCTCTGTTGTCTACAATCTGCATATTTCTCCAATGCCTATCCGCCTAAAAGCGGTCTACGTTTTTAGTTTCTAGTCTTTCCCAGTGTCCACTAGTTCACGTACGTGAGGGTTGACGCACTAGCTGGTAAGGTTTACTATGAAAGGGAATTACACAAACCCGAGACGCTTAGGCACTCTTACCTTATCCCGCATCTTCTTGCCAACATTACTTTTTCTTACGTTCTCTCGTACTTGTTTCGCTAACTAAATTATGTTTTGAATCTCTTTTAAATGAGCGGTTTTTGCTAGCGCTTTCTACTCGTACGCCATCTTTTGCTGAACCACCTTTATCCATTGCTTTAACGTGGGCTACATCTTTACCATCACCTTTATGTACTTTGCCTTCTTTTAAAAGCTTACGACGGGCACGGTTACGGTCCACACGATTCTTAACTTGCTCTGGGGTATCTTCGTATGCTGCTGCTTGTTTGTAGTTTCTAGTTGCCATAGTTATCTCTTTCCATTATGGGAACATTCTAATACGGGGCACCATTTAGAACAAGTAAAGTTCCGTTTAGGGTTCCAAACATCGTTTTCAATACACGCATCTAGTTGATTTACAAGGGGTTTAAACTCCTCGAAGTAAGCCAACCTATGGTGCGTCGTGTATTCCGCTTTGATAAACTCGTTAGCAATCACGAACAAAAGACCTGCTTTAATTACCGTGATCTCTGGGTAATGAGTAAACACGCAAGCTGCCAATAACTTAAGCTGCTTTGTATCTGCATACTGGGCACTCTTGCCGGTCTTGTAATCAATTACTCGGGCTTCTTGCTTATCCTTGTCCAAAATAATTAAGTCAGCAATACCGCGATACCAAACGTTTTTATCAAAGAAGTCACAAGGAGCTAGCTTCCCACCATCCACAATCTTTACCGCAAGTTTGTTCTCGCACAGTTTTTCCCCTGGCATAGCATTAAACTTGTCCAACATGGGTTTAATAAAACTGTACTTTGCCGGGAGTTCTTTACCGTCTCGAATATATTCTTCCGCAGACAAGTGTAGGTCTTTGCCGTAAATCATTTGCTCCGACTCGGGCTCTTTAATGTCTTTTTTAATGCGAAGATGGTAGTACTTCTTAGGGCACTGGTCGAACAGGGTGATACTGCTATAGCTCCATGCGGTCATTTCTCTCGTGCCTTCATTGCCTTTTCAAACATTTCTTTCCAATACTCAATTTCTTCTTGTTGTTGACGTAGCGTAGGAATAACTTCTTCTTTTACTAATCTTGCAACTTCGCTAATGCTTTTGGCATTTATTAATTTATCTGCTATGCTCGTCCCTATATAGCTAGCGCCGCTATCCACAATTACTGTTGGCTGGTCGTGGCTCATAGTCTGTCCGGAGTCAGGTGGGTTAGCAAACGTACGTCTACAAAAGCATTCATGATCCACTCGTGAGCTTCAGCATAGCGCCTATCGTTCATAGCAATCTCAAACTCTTTTAAGTTTTTTTTAGCTTTAATTAAAAGCTCTGCGTAATCGGGCATCAACAATCTCCATAGGACTTGCCGTAGCCAGCTTCGCAGTTTAAGGGTAAACCCTGAGCCCAATCTGGGACCCACTTCATACATTTAATGACGTAGGCTACTGCTTCCTCAGCTTCTTCCTCTTTTGCCACGCAGGCTACCGCATCATGTACGGTTAAAACTACTTTATATTTTTGTGAAATCTTAATCATCTGCTCCCCGATAATACATCGGGCCAAGCCTTGGCAGATGTTCTCAACTAGTTTACCACCATATATCTTGTTCATTCCACGTTTTGCATCGTACACATACTGGTATTTTCCGTCCATATCTACTTGGCGTAGATTAGGGTATCGCTGATACATTCCGTTAGGCAATAAAACCCCTTTATTTCCAACCACAACAACGCACCCGTTGCCAAAAGTAACAGACTGATTGTTTGCCATCGCCTCAATTGCTGCATTGCCTTGCTCCCATAATTTAGGAATCATTGGATATGTTCGTCGGTACACTGAAATAATGTGCCCGGCTTCACCCTCTGATATTTCCGTGCCGAACGTTTTAAGCTGGGTTTGGAATTTCGCTGGGCCCATGCCGTAGCCAGATCCGAGGATGGTCGTCTTGCCGACAAACCTTTCTTCCTTATTAATTTCGCTTTCTGCCTTGCTATAGATAGCAGATCCCATGATTTTGTATACATCTCGACCCTCTCTAAAATCTTCAACTAAATCGTTTTGTCCAGCTAGCCAAGCTAGCACCCGTGCTTCAATCTGCGCAGAATCGCAGTCAATAATGACGTGCCCTTTAGGGGCAACGATTGCTTTTTTAAGCTTGCCACCGTTAGCCCCACGACTCGGTAAATTCTGTAAGTTAATTTTATCTGAGCCACCCCAACGACCTGTATGCGCCGCATAATACTGCAACGGTACTGGCATCGAGCCACGCTTTGAGATACTAATAAATCTCTCGGTTCTGGTTTCTTCTAGCGTAGACTTGTTACCCAACCGAGCTGCGACCAGAGCTTGTACCCGTTCATCCGGATGCTCCAATAGTGCTTTAAACCCTTCGTCACTCTTAGCCATTGCCAGAGTTTCTCTGCCCGTTGCCGGGCTAATCTTTGTCGGAGGCACAACCCCACACTTGATCAAGAGCTCTGCAAACTTCTGATTAGACATTAATGCTTCTCTGTCTTCATTCACCGCTTTGAGTAGTCGTTCTTTACGATCCTTAACATCTTCTAGGTGCGCCTCGAGCAAGGGTGTGTCTAACATCAGTGCAGGTTCTGAGAACATCTTAATAGTCAGGTCAATCAGCTTGAGTTCTGGTAACTTAAAGTGTGGCACAAGTTTCTGAAACAGGCGATAAGTTAAGTCAACGTCGTTGATACAGTACCCACCATACGCATCGATTTCCGCTTGGCTAAAGTCTGCCCGGCGTTTACCTTTGGCATCAAGAACTTCTGTGCCTTTCTCACCTAGGTTGTAGTACTGAACCAACTTCGCAAGACTGTTACCCACTTCAGAGCCATGAATCGCTCTCGCCATGCTAAGGGTATCGAGCCATGCCATAGGTTTAATCCCAAATATCCAAGTAAGGATAGCAGAATCAAACATAGCATTATGGGCAAGCACACAAGAGCCATTCCAGTCATAATCGTCCAAAAAGCTACTAATCCTAGCGAGGTCGCCAGTACACCATCTTGTCTCATTTCCATTTTCCTTAACAGCGATTCCAATTACTTCAAAACGGTCGTCTCGAACATATTCCTCGGTGGTTACCTTGGTTAGCGAAAAGTCTTGCGCATAATAAGTCTCAAAATCAATTGTGATGATATTCATTTAGCTTTCTTTGTTTTTTTGTTTTGTTCTTTTTTAAGCTCTTTAATTGCCTGTTGAACATCTGTACCATTTAATATTGATTCTCTGTATGCCTTTACTTCATCCGAAGCATATTCATTTAGCCCATAAACCTTGCAGTAAGTATCCATTAGCTTTTCGCAGTGTAGATCTAACAAGCACTCGATTGAATATAAATGATTCCATACCTCATCTTCCGTCATTGGCCTGGGGTGATCCATATACCGCCATAAGAATGTATTAATCACATCTTTAACACCCCATACTGCGTTAATACCATCTTCAATCTCGGTGTGGCTTACGTTCCATTTCATTTACTCTTCTCGCTTTCAATCCGTTAGCATTTCTTTTTGTTTTGCCGACAATATAGTCTGCACTAAACCCGGCTACCTTTTTAAACTCGGGTACTCCCGGGGGCAACATCCTCAATACGTCTAAAATCACCTCTTCCAATACGATCCGCATACCCTTCTTCATCGGGTTGAATATCCCACTCGGTTGCCGTTGTTATCAAAATAGTTCTTAACGCCTTGCGGATTAACCACTTCATAACCCACTCTTTGGCCGTTGCCGTCGTATACCCCATTTCTTGAATCATAATTGCTCGGGTTGTTCTTCCAATTTAACGGGCTGTTATCCCAATTGTTTGTACTGTTATTAAAGTTGTAGTCGTTGTTCTTCCAGTTGTATGGAGAGCTCTCCCAGCTTTGGACCTGAGCATAGCAAGCCTTCTGTCCGGCAAATACGAAGCATCCAAACAAAGCTAACACAATCATTTTCATTTCTTAATCCTATCAAAAAAATCTTCTACCGTAATGTCTCGTTCTTCCAAGGCTTTTCTAAGTTTTTCTAAAGCCAGCTTTTCTAAATAATTAACAGTGGTACGATTCATTCCTAGACTATCCGCCACTTCTTGCTGAGTCATGTTGAAATAATCTTTTTGGTTCATTCCTTACCTTTTCGTACCCGTTTCTTGATAGCTACAATGCCTTCTTCGTCGTCGGGTTCTGCCTTGCGGGCTTTAATCATTGCGTCTGCCAGTTCATAAGACCTTCTGGCAATACAATCTTCGGGCATAAGTTCGGGATGTAAACCCCCTCTAGCAATAATTCCGTTCATTGCAAACATCGCAAAGCAGTCCCTTAAATCATTCTCGTTCATAATTTCTTTTCTAGGTTAGCAATCTCTCGGGCCAAATAAAACGCACCCTTTTTAAGGTCTTCAATCAAATTGCCTTTATAGTGTGCACGAGTAACGTATTTAACGACGTTGCCAAGGTTATAGTTAAGCTCTTTAGCCTCAATAAAATCAATAGTTTCAATCCCACCAATCTTGTAATGCGCAGGATGGTTTACCGGGTCATTACTAATTTCTTTTTTTGCGCGCAAGGTTGGGGTTTTGCGTGGGGGAGAAGCTATGATAGTTTGCTCCTTTGTTTCTTGTGCGCCTACGCTTACACCTACTGCCACGGGTTCTTCTTGTTTAGTAATCCAATTCATTTCTTCTCTCCTAGTTTCTCTAAGTTAATTAACGCTCTATCGAATGCTCGCAACAAAATTTCTACATCCTCCAGGTTGTCCTCATTGATGACAGCCACTCCTCCTCCGGCATTAACAATATCTTGTAGGTTCTTTTTCTGTAGGGCAGTAGGCGTATTGATCCCCGCCTTACATTCAATACCAATAAAAAATCCCCGATAACAAGCAATAATGTCGGGCACTCCGGAAGCACCGAAACCACCACTAACAGGCATACAAAAGTAAGCATTATTATCTTTCAGTAGTTTCTTAACTTTGTTTTTAACCTTAACCTCTGGCGTACTCATTGCACCGTTGCTCCGGCCTTCTCGACCATTGCTGAGACTTCCTCAAACCGTTTGAATGCTGCACAAAATAACGCCCAACGCTCCGGGTTATCCTCCAGTCGGTAGTAGTCTAAGTATTCTTCGTAGGCCTCATGGCAGTTAGCGCCTTCACCTAAGTCAAGCTTTAACTGGTACTGCCTGTTCCACTGTTTTTTATATACTTCACTCATCTTCGTGATACTCCGGGTCAATGTTTAACACCTCAATGTCGTCGGTCTCATGCTCAAGGTCACCTAGGTCTTCCTCAAAATCTTCCAAGGCAAGCTCCACCGCAGTTTCCTCGTCGTCTGTACCGTCAATGTAATAAGACTTGGTGACGTATACCCCGATGGTCACTACATACCCCTCAATTTGACTCATCTTTTTTCTCCTCTTTAATGTTTACCATACCGGCAAAGGGTATTGGCTCTAGTTCTGTTACATAGTGGGGTTGCCCGCCGGTGTAAGTTTTTACTGGCTTATCTTTCTTGCCGAAGATCAGATCAAAGTTATCAGCAAACTTTTCTAGATTTACACTGAATGGGCGTGGAGAGTCTCCGCTGTTTTGTCCCATACTTACCCCCTAAATACCCACATAATTAAAAATATAACCCCACCTATTAGAAGCCCGGCCTGAGCAAACCCAATAAGGGCTTCTTTTAAAAAGTGCATCCCTCTATCAAAGTCTGTTGAGCATTTCCAAATGGGTGTCGCATAATCCGCATCTTTGAATGCTTCGCTTGCAGTGCGTGATGTCCGGCCTACCGTATGGTATATATCTTTAACATCGACACACTCTTCTCTGTTTTTTAGATCGAACCCGATCATAGTTTCCCCTATTCTTTTTGGTTTCTTTGTACGTACCATACTACCCTCTGTTGTCATTGTAAACCACCGGCTAAAATAAATCAATGCCTTTTTCTGTAAATGGTCGCCCATTCATTTTCATGTACGCAGTTGCACGATACGTTTGCTCTTCGTTGTTCCACCAAATGTTTACAGTGAACTGATCATTAAAGTCAATCCAATTATCTTCTTCAACCATATAGGGTAAACCCTCGTGAGCAAACCTTGCCATGTTATTTTTAAAACCCTCTCCAACCATTACGCTTGCTACATTCATTTTCTTCTCCTTGATGTCCTAACCAAACCATGCAAAACCAAACCAGACTCCGCCTAACCAAACCATGAAACCCCTGCCGAACCACACTACACCTAGTCCCGCCATAACAGACCTAGCCTTATCACAAAACCCTCGCCTTGCCCCACCTCACAAGTCCGTACCTTGCCGGGCTCCGCCGTGCCTGGAACCCCATGCCACACCTTACGTTGCCATGCTTGACCGGGCATCACCATACTGCACCTAGCCGAGCCACGCCATGAAACCCACGCCCTACCATACTTTGCGAAACCAGACCTGGCTAAACCACACCTCGCCCCGCCTCGCCGCGAATCCCACGCCTTGAACGACCCCGCCACAACCCGCCTAGCCAAGCCGGACCCTGATACCCGCACCGAACCTC